CCCAATGGCTACAAGTGCTTTTAAGACTGTACAGAAGATGGTCTCGATGGGCAGAGAGATTGAAGATACTCTAGGCCAAGTTGGTAAGTGGTACGGCGCTGTTAGCGACTTCAACGAAGCTAAGAGGCAAGCAGAGAATCCACCTATCTTTCGCAGACTGGTAGCGTCTAAGTCAGTCGAGCAAGAAGCGTTGGAGATGTACGCGCACGATAAGCGAATAAAGCAACAAGAAACAGAACTACGAGAATTACTAATGTACACCTACGGCCCTGACGCTTACAAAGAGTTATTAGGTATGCGTAGGAAGATACGAGATCAGCGGGAAAAGACTTTATACGCGCAAGAACGTAGGCGCAAAGCGTTTATTTGGAATGGTGTTTCATTTATTTTTATCAGTATTATGGTATATTCTCTTTATATAATTGGGTCATTAATTTTAGAGAGAATGTAAATGGCAACGGTGCAAGAAGCGTTAATTAAACTAGAAGGGCATGAAAAAGAATGTGCCGTTCGTTACGCGAATATTGAAAAACGGCTTGATGAAGGCTCTGACAAATTTAAGAAAGTCGAGCTTATGCTTTGGGGAATCTACCCTCTCATTATTGGCCTCTTTATCATGGAGCGAATAAATTGAATCTTGCAAGCCTTAAAAGCATAATCAGTGCCGTAGCCCCTACACTTGGTACTGCTCTCGGTGGCCCTCTTGGTGGTGCTGCTGCTCAAGCTATCGCAAGTGTATTAGGTTGCGACCCGGATACCAGGTCACTCGAAAAAGCCATTGCCCAAGCTACCCCTGAACAACTTACAGAAATCAAGAAAGCAGAGCTATCCTTTCAGGCAAGAATGAAAGAATTAGAAGTTGACATATTTGCTCTTGAGACTGCTGACATACAAAACGCCAGAGCTGTACATGGCAGCGACTGGACTCCCAGAATAATCGCTCTAGCCTGCATTATGTTTTTCGGTGGCTATATATTTATGGTAACTATACAGCCGCCAGAACAGAACTCCGAAGCCGTGATCAACCTAGTCTTGGGTTATCTAGGTGGAATCGTATCGGCAATAACTTCTTTTTATTTTGGCGCGAGTCACAAAGACAAATGAAAACAAGTCAACGCGGCATAGACCTAATTAAGCAGTTTGAAGGCTTAGAGCTTACGGCTTACCATTGCAGTGCCGGTGTTCCTACTATCGGTTACGGACATACCCGTGGGGTTTCCTTGGGCGATACTTGCACAGAAGCTCAGGCTGAAGCAATGCTGATTAAAGACTTGGAAGATACCGAAAGACAGGTAATCTTTTATACCAAGAGTCTTTTAACTCAGAATCAGTTTGATGCCCTAGTAAGTTGGACGTATAACCTTGGCGCAGGTAACTTGGCAGCATCTACAATGCTCAAGTGCATTAACGCTGGCAAATGGGACGAAGTACCTTACCAAATGAAGCGGTGGGATAAATGTAACGGACAGCCTCTTACCGGGCTAACTCGGCGAAGAAAAGCAGAAGCAGAATTATTTGAGGAGCGGTAAATGGCAAAACTGCCAGATAGGAAAGTTTTAATACCAGTCAAAAAGTCGTCATCTCAAGGGACTGGTGGACGCGGAAGATCAACCCCTATAGCCACTGCCCACATGAACCGGGGTAAAAAGAAAGATCATAAAGCCTATCGAGGCCAAGGAAGATAATTGATCAAATTCATGGTGATTGGCCTGCCTAGGTCGAGAACAACTTGGATGGCAAATTGGCTAACCACTACAGATACATTGTGTCTGCACGATCCTTTAGCTCATTACACCATCCAAGAGCTAGATAACTACTCTACCGATAAATTGTTTGGGATTTCTGACACTGCCATTCACATGTTTGGTGGCAAGTTAAATTCTCATCCTGCTAAAAAATTAATCATCCATAGACCGTTAATTGATATTAATAAATCCCTGGGCCAATCTTGCGTTAAAGAGGACAGCAAAACACTTCTTGATGACATAAAAGGAATGCATGTTGACTACTGTGACCTAAATAAGATGGGAGAGTATATATGGAGCTTCCTAATAGGCTCTAAATTCGATTCTGAGCGATTTAGACAGCTAATTGGCATGAACGTACAGCCTCATTTTTCTGAGCTTAAACCGATAAATAAGGCCAAAATACAGGAATGGTTAGGTAGAAACTAAAAACGCCCCGAAGGGCGTTCTTATAGGTCATCTTTTGCTATTGCTAATAGACCAATTATTGTTACCACTATGCCGTAAAATACCACTTGTAACCTCCTAATTAATTGGAGGTGCATATTACAGTATGTATTACAGTATATATAATTCCTTATTTGCATGACTTATATATCTAAATTGGCATATCTACTTCTTAGTTTCTTGCTCGTCCTCAGAAAATTCGATCAAAACTTGTTCTTCATCTTTTTTCTGTGGCTTTCTAAATATGGCATCAAAGTTTGAGTTAAATTCATCCTTTGTAATTACCATTGGTCTTGCTTTATCGCCTTTACCGCTCATAAATCACCTGCAAGTAAGTTTTCCAAGCACATCAGTTCTACACACTGTGCCATCTGTTCCGCGTACATTACCTAGAACATCAGTTCTGTAGGTAACTCCAGTAGAGCTTCTAACATTACCTAGTACATCAGTTTTGTAAGTAGTTCCATTTGAAGCCCTTACTGTGCCCAACACGTCTGTTTTCCATGTCACACCTGTTCGGCTGTCCCTAGATGTGCCAAGAACATCAGTCTTAATAGTTCCTGATTCACCAGTATCGCAACGGTAGTGAGTGTTACCCAACACATCCGTGCTATAGGTGCAAGCTGCTTCTGCGTAATTAACCCATACAAGCATAGCCAGGACAAAAAGTACCGCGGCTATAATTTTAGTCTCACGGAGTTTACCCTTGTTATTTGTTTCATTAAGTAAACGATCCGCCAATTTGTGCGCTTCAGTTATCATTTTTCTCGCCTTCTGTCGGTTTTCCCATTGTTTTTGTTTGTCTAACACAATTAACATAGCACCGTAAAACAATATTAACAATACTATTATAATAATTACTGATAAAAAAGATTCCATTATATTTCCCCTATTCTGTATTTTTCGATTTTTATACGTTCTTCTATTTCATTCCTAAAAGCTATTACATCTGCTTTATGGAACTTTGGTGGTGGCATGTATGTCAACTTTTCCATTGCCTTAAAGCGTCTGAGTCCGTATGTATCAACCATGAAATCCCTGTAACGCTCATTTGTTTGACCATCTCCCATCAGGAACCGATTGCACCTGGTACATTGTGGGTGGATGTTCTCCTCAAATAATTTTAGCCTTAGATGTCGTCTGCTGAAATAATGGCCGCCATCAAGGTCTTTATAATGACCTGTGACCCCGCATGTAACGCAAGAACAATAGCCGTTGTCATCTGAAGCCTTCAACCTGACTAACCTTTGAATTAACTTGGCAGCCTCGTCTATTTCTTTCGCCAGTGTTCTAGGCTTTCTCTTTGCCATTTTTTAGCTCCCGCTCTATTAGGAAGTCAACGTACTGTTTGATCTTTCTGAGCGACTCAACGCCGCCCTTATCCTTCCACCGGGTAATGTACTTAACTACGTTGCCCTCACAGAAATCCATTTCGTTAGCCATGATGTATTCTATTGGCTGTATCGCTTTGTTCTTGTAGTGGTCGCCTCCGACCTGTTCATCAAGTGCGCTCATTCATCTTCTCCAGGTTCGATTTGCACCACGTCAGGGGAGCTAAGATTGCACCTTGGACACATGCCGTAAGCAGAATCATCATCACCAAGCCAATACTCAAGGATGCAAAGACAATTGTCACAAAACATTCTATGAGCGTTAATGTTCTTAATAGGAAATTTATATACATTACTCATCTAACGCCTCAACTGTTATTTTAACCCGCGAATCTTCGCCGTACTGTTTATGGTAAACAACTGCCGTCATCGACCGTTCCGCTCCATAACCTGAGTCGCTATGCCATTGGTCAGTAGCAGTAAGGCTACCCCAATGCTCAAAGTGCATAGACCCGACCTCTCTGGCGGTGTGGTGGTGGATATGCCCAAGATGGCAGTATCTATTCTTACAGCTTGCCCATTCATCGTCTAGGTTCTTAATTACAGTTTGAAGGATTTGCTCATGCTTTATTCTGTCGCCATGGTGAAAAACAAAGAGGTTATTGTTCCATGTGTAACTTATAAATTTGGAGTAGTTTTTGATTATCTCAACACGAGGCTCGTTTCGGTATAACAGGTCAAGGCAACTGGATAGGTGACAGGCCATATCGTGATCGTGGTTACCTCTTACGTTTACGATTACGACATGCTGATGCACCTGTAGCATCTTGTCTATTAGCAGGTTAAACAGCCTGCCAGCTAGTTTAAACGTCTTGCCTATCCGAGTATCTACGTCAACCGGAGTTCCTTTCGTAGTGGTATTAAAGCTGCTGTCTGCGTGAAAGAAATCACCAACATTTAGCAGCACACCAGTGTGAGCGTTACCGACCCTGTTTGAGAGCCTGTCAATTGACTGCGTCAGAGTCTTGGTGGCAATCTTAATGTCCCAGTCGTCATCGTCAACTTTGGTTTCGCTATCGGCTAACATGCCGAAATGGTGGTCGCCTATCATGTACATGGCAAGGTAATCAGTATCAACATCACTAGGCGGCTTTAATGGCTGTTTGAAGCCTTCTAAATCCTCCTTCATGCCTTCCATCATGGCATCGAGCTTTTGCTGCATACTGCGCTTTTCAGGCTCTTGAATGACCCACTGCAATGCTATTGAGCCATCTTCCTTGTAAGCTGTAGAAACTCTTTTAGCCTCAAAGCCTTCCATCGTTTGACGGTTTACATCTCTGTGAGGGGCAACACCCTGAGAGGCTGCCCTTATCTCCAATGTTTTAATAGCTTTATC